AGAAAGATGTGGACTAATCTTACTAAGGATGATGACCTAGTAAAAGCTATTAACAAGCAAATGAAGCGTGATGGGGTGAATTTCAATAAGGATTGGTATAAAGATTTTTGCTATGTTCTAGATTCAGAAGCTGGAGTCTATGATTATCTCACACTTCGTCATCGTAAAACTAAGAAAATGATTAGTACACCAGCTTTCTGTAATACTCTTTATGATACTTATAATGATGATGTAGCTTGGCGTATTTGTGCTAATCGCATGGCACGTAGCCTTGATTTTCTTGACCTAGTAGTTGTTACGGACTCTCAAACTGTAACCTTTGGTGAGATGATTCAAGCTATTTGTACTTTTATAGAACCCCCTACTACTGATACTTCTCAAAATTGGGATTGTTAATTTACACACAAAGCCCCCTCCCGAAAGGTTGGGGGCTTTCTTTTGTCTTAGAGAACTCGAACCTGGAAAAATTTCTCTCCCGTCTCAGGCAATTTCAGACGATTCTGCCGACCAATTTCCATAAAATCACCCCCTCAACCCCCCGAAGCAATAGTGGGGCATGGGTCGAGTTCTCGATGACCAAATTTTTGAAAATTGGTCGATTGGAGGAACTTGAAAAATGCAAGTTGAATTTTTATGTAAATATGTTGATGATGTTGTATGCCATAACCCTTTTAAGTGTTGGGAGTGTAATTTCTATGAGTATTATACGCTTTCAAAAGAAACTAGCGAAAATAGAACCCCTTCCGTGCAAGTTCAACAAGATGAAGATGTGCAAACACCTGAATTGTGAGATATGCCCTACCGCTTTATCATATCTTATTAGTTCTTTTGAAAAATCTAAAAAATCCTTCCTTGAAAACAAAAGTTCTGAGAGCTAAGAGTATAACTACTTGAAATTAGAACTTAGAACTTGACATCCTACCCAAAAATTTGCTATAATGTGTGTACATCAAATCGAAAAGGAGGGCATATGCGTGATTGAACTTAGTATATTGCATTACATACTAAAAAACCAAGATTATATGGTTCTTTTAGCTATTGATGAAAATAAATTACTTGATACAAAAGTAAAAACATATTTTAGTCAATTAAAAAATTATAAAGAAAAATATGATAAATTTCCCAGTCTTACTGATTTTACTGTTCTAGTAAATAATCAAAATCTATTCAAAGATGTCAAAGAAATCACTTCTGCTTTAATACCTTTTTATCTTGACCAATTAGATGAAAGGTACAATAAATACCAATTTTTTGATAAACTTTATTCTGTTATAAATGAAGAGGTTGAGTTTGACGAGACTATTACTCAAGTTCAAGAATTACTTTTAGATACACAAAAAGACTCTGGAAAGATTGAAGAAGTTGATTGTTCTCAAATTCCTGAGCAAGAAGATTTTATTACTCGCATCCCTCTAGGCTTAGGTAAATTTGATGAAGTTAATGGTGGATTAGCTGCTTCTGAACTTGTTCTTATTGGTGGACATAGGGGAAGTGGTAAATCTATTTTAGCTCTCCATACTGCCTTAACTAGGTATAAATTAAAAAAATCTGTTGCGTTTATCTCTATTGAAATGAGAGCATCTGAAGTCCGTTTTAGATTAGATGCTATGGTAACAGGACTACCAGCTAAAGATATTCAATTCAATAGATTAGATGATGAGCAATTAAGAACATATTTCCTTAAAAAAGCTAATTTCTTTTGTCGTCCAGATGAAGAATTTTTAGAACTACTAAAGAAGCCGACTATTGACAAATCGGTATTAACTATGGCGTATAATAAGCTTCCTAGAAAAGACCATAAATTCTTTTTATATGACCTACCATTATGTAATTTAAGTGATATTAATTATATTGGAGCAAAACTGAAACAACTTCATCATCTTAATTTTATGGTTGTTGATTATTTGAATATTATTAAAATGCCTGGAGTTACTGATAGCATTGATTGGAAAGTCCAGATTGCACGAGCAGAAGGATTAAAGACAATAGCTAGATCAAATGACATTGGAATTTTATCTCCTATTCAGATTGATGAAGAAGGTAAAGTAAAATTTGCTAAAGCTATTGAAGATCCAGTTGATTTAAGCCTTCTTTTTAGTAAATCAAAAGGTGGAAATAATGATACATTAAACTTATATACTTCTAAGATTCGTAATGGTACTGAGTGTAAATTTAGTCTGATATTTAATAAGGTTAATTTACGAGTTACTCCACTAAAGGATACAGATGAATAATATTTATAAAATTTTACAAGCATATAATTATAAACCACAACATAAAGGAGAATGGGTTTTTATAAATTGCCCATTTCATTTAGAAGAAAAACCAAGTTTAGGAATTAAGCAAGATTACTTTAAGTGTTTTGGTTGTGGAAAAGCTGGCCCACTTACTTATCTTTTAGAAGAGTTAGGAATTTTAGAACGTCCTGAAATTGATTTAGTAGGAACCATTAAAAATAGTTTAATGAACTCTATTGTGTCTAATTTAAGTAGTATAAGTGGAATACCTGGGGATGCTAAACCGTTTTACATTAAATTTAGAGGTATTGAACCAGATACTTATAAATTTTTTAATGTATTTACGTCAAAATTTTTTCCAGATGAGATTGTTTTTCCATTATATTCAGAGAATAACTTACGAGGATTAATTAGAAAACCTCTTAATGGGAAGTATAAAGTTAATTTTTATGGTAAATACTTTCCTTATAACTTTTCTAATTGTTTATCTTCAAATTTAATTGTTGTAGAAGGTGTTTTTGATGCTTTATCTGTATGGCAAACAGGTAATCAAAATGTTTGTGCTATTTTAGGAACAGGTAATGTCTTTAACTTTTCTAAATTTTTGAGACAATTAAACGCAAAAAATGTTTGTATTTTATTTGATGGAGACAATGCGGGACGTAGTGCCGCAAAGAAATTGAATGAATTATATAAAAATTCTTATATATTAGAGATGCCTGAAGATACAGACCCTAATAATTTAAGTAATTTATCAGAATTTTTGAAGAGGAATATGAAATGAATTATTGTTTAGCATATCCAAACGATTTTGTTGAAGAGTTTATTAAAAACTCAGATCCAGAAGCTAATTTTTATTATCTTGTAGATCATCCAGTAAAGAAGATTTACGTAAAAGATGTAGTCTTTGATTTTAATAATTTTGATTTACTGGATCATATAATTGTAGTTGGAGCAGAACCTTTAAAGAAACTTTTTAATCAAACTGGCATAACAAAACTCTCTGGACATTGGGAAGAGTTTAAGGATAAAAAAGAAAAACGTATTATTAATGTTGGGTGTTTAATTGACCCTAAAATAATTATGATTTATCCTTATGAAGAAACAAAGATTGAAGATCATTTGACTAGGTTATTATTAAACCCTGGAGTAAAACCAGAACTGAATTTTCATTATCCAGACAATAATTTTATTCCACTAGAAGAAGCTTTTGATTATTTAAATAGTTTCTCTCATTTAGTTATTGATATTGAAACATCTGCACTAAATCCTTATAGAGGAGATATTTTAGGTATCGTAATTTCTCCTGATAATAATAGTAGTTATTATTATGATTGGAATACACTAGACCTAAAACTTCTTGAAAAACTACTAAAAAATAAAGAACTAATTGGACATAATATTAAATTTGATTGGAAATACTTAATCCATAATGGTATTGATTTACATAATACAACTATCCATGATACTATTGTTTTAGCCCAATTATCTGGAACTGAAAAAGAAGTAGGATTAAAACCTCTATCTATGAAATATACTCCGCTAGGTTTTTATGATAAAGACCTACAAGAGGAGAAGAAAAAAATTTGCCGTATTCGGAAAATTAAAGTAGGTGAATTTGATTATAGTATGTTTCCTCCCGATCTTCTTGGTAAATATGCTTGTTATGATGGTGTAGCTACTTATTTTCTATGGGAAAAATGGAATGAACTTACTAAGAAAGAAGTTTATCCAAGAATTATGGATGCAGTTAAAGAACTTGGGTACATGGAGCTGAATGGCGCCCCTATTGATGCTGAAAGATTAAAGAATACTATTGCGCCTTTACGCTCCCAAATTAAAACTCTTTATGGAAAATTAATGAATGAGGTTCGTAAATATAAAGGCCCAGATGCTGAGGTTAATTTTAATAGTCCTAAACAACTAGCTACATTGTTTTATGAAGATATTGGACTAGAGGTTACAAAACGAACTGAAACTGGTAATCCTAGTACAGATAAAGAAGTTCTTAAAGAGTTAGCTGAAAATGGGTTAGATTTAGCGAAGTACCTGCTAGAATATCGAACTTTGAATAAATATGTTAATACTTACTTACTTAATATTTTAGAAAGTATTGACTCAGATGGACGAGTACGAACAAGTTTTAATATTACTGGTACAACTTCGCTGGGGATTTTGCAACAGGAAAAACTCTTAATTTCCAAAATATTCCAAGTACAGATAAGCGTGTTAAAAAACTATTTGTTCCAGATAAAGAAGATTATGTTGTTGTTAACATGGACTTAAAAAATATGGAATTATGGAATGTTGGGTATCTAGCAAATGAACCTGCTATCCTAAACGCTTTTGCTAATGGCGAAGAT